AAAGGCATCTAGGCTACCACTCCAGTACCACTCTGTCATAGTGGACTGTGGCAGTACCATACGGGCTTGCTCAGGTGCTACACCTGCTTCAAGCAGAGTTTCATATTCGTACAGGGCAGATCTGTTGAACTCATGTGGCACTAGGTAAGGTAGCTTAACTTCACCCGCACTGCCCTGCTTCACATTCTCAGCACGACCTCGCCACACTGAAGGCACATAGAACTCAGGTTCATCATCCACGTAACGCCTAGATATTTCGTTCCATCTCAAGAACTTATGCTTGACTAGCTGCCGTGCCACAAAGATCGGAGCCGAGACGTGAAAGCTGGCAAAGCAATGTCCGAATGGACTGATGTGCTTATGCTTGGCTAGGTAACGGATCAGCTTATCGTCTTTCTTCTTGAGCTTGGGTGGCCCCCAAGGGTCATCATCCATCTCACTTGTCTTACCAAATGATACCCGTGCCGCATTGGCTACCGTCAAGTCTGTACCCATGTGATCTATGTAAGTTGCTTCAATCATTCTTTATTGCCTCCAAGATGTCGCCCTCTACTCTCCAACCAAAAGTGTCCCAAGTGGGATCGTCTGAGTGTGCCTGAGATATGTAGCCTACATGATTTAATGTCTTAGCAAACCAAGCACTCCTAACTCTATCGTTTGGTACATCCAACACTTGAAGCCTTTTAGTTATCATATAAGCAGATCTTCCATTAGGTTTAAAGAAAACCATACCTAGCTTACGTTTCTTCATAACCTTCTCACCTTTGGTATACTCGCCTTTATCATACTTACCTAGCATCTACTTGTATCCCAATACATTAGCTTTCTCCTTCTATCTTATCCGCCAATCTGTCAACCTCTTTCACAACCTGTTCTTCAAAATCCCCGCAGCTTTCTGCTAGGTGGTTGTGCTTATCTATTACGATATTAAGAAGTGATTTGATGTTGTCTAATTCACGTATTGCATACCCCACCAATATGATAAGGGCTAACGTTACAATATCTATAAGTTCTATCATACAACATACCTAGCAGTCTTGTACTCAAGGTCACAGTGCACAACACCATGCCAGCCTGAGAGTTTGTTCTTCACGATGTTCAAGTGGCGTTGGGTGTCTTCTTCTTCTTGCCCATCTACTACAGGGTTCTTAGCAATCAACAGCATGAGGTCTGCTTCAGCTGCCTTGCCTGTCTTAGAGCCTTCCATCATGCTTTGGTTCAGCAATACTTTACCTTCTGCATCTGCAGATAGCTGAGACATGTAGAAGATAGCACAGCTGTGTGCCTTGGCTATCTGACGGGCATAGATAGCATTAGCTTTCAGTGCTTCATCGGGGCGAGAGAACCCACCAGTACGAGCAAACTTGTCACCCATGTCGAGTATAAGGATGTCAGGCTTGTACGACTTACACACTGACTCCACCCATGACATGTCCCGTTCACTGGCATCCTTGATCTTGATGTTGTCCTTGACCGCAGAGTACAGATCACGGGCACGGGCTGGGTTCTCCTTCACTTGCTGCATTGTCATACCTGTGGCGGCAGTAAGGTAACGTGCACCAACACGGTGTGATGCTTCCTCGTTACACAGGATAACACACTTAGCACCTTGATGGGCGAAGCCATTGGGGCCAGCAATCAATGAGGCATGGAAGGATGTCTTACCTGTATTGGGACGTGCACCTACCTCAATGAGGTGTCCTGCATTAACACCCTCAACCTTGCGAGTGAGTGTTGCAATGTTGAACGCCCACTGTGATTCGAGATCATTCTTTTCTAGAAGGGTGTCAACGTCTATGTCATCCCACTGGATGTTAAGGTCTGGTGTGAAGTCATCAGCATAACGTTCAAGGATGTCACGCAGTGGCTCAAGGCTGCCCTTCGTACCGTTCACATAGTCGAAGCCAAGGTTGGCAATGTCCTCACCAACAACCTGTTGAAACAACTTGGACAACACCTCTTGTGCTATGTCACTGCCCAAGGGTGATTCCTTTTTGATTTGATTGAACAGAGAACTGTATGCGTTCTTCTGTGCAGTTGTGAGTGTGGCATTGTCTGACATGAACAGTGCTTCAATCTCATTTACTGTAACAGTACGTTCGTAACGATCCATAGCTTTGTCGATAGCTTGTTTGATCTTTCGTAAGTCTTTACTGAATAGTCTGTCAGGACACTTGGCACCACGATGATTATCGTAGAACTCTTTGTCCATCAGGCTACGTACAAGGGATAATTCCATTATGTCTCTCCTAGAGTGTGTAAGTTCTGAATGTCGGTAGGGTTGTAGTATTTCAAGTCATCTGTCAAACGCAATACCTTCACGTTGTCTACATGACTGCGTAGTTCTTTGGCGAATTGCAATGTTTTGGGAAGGGCGTCAGGGTCTAGTGCAATTATTACCGTTGAGAACTGTGAAAGATACTGCTTATGTGCCTCAGAAAGTGAGGTGCCCAACACTGCTACCCCGACATACACACCACCTTCTGAGCATCCAGATACATTTGTCGCACCCACAATGGCAGCACTAACACAGTCCTCAACGACCACCCCTGTTTTACCATAGCCATATGCATAGGGCAAGGGGTTTTTACCATATCGTTTCCATTTAGGAATCTTTTTTCCTAGTGCTCTGCCTGTCGCATCTACCATGATGTTGTTATGTACCACAGGAAATACGACACGGTGTTCACGTACATCATACAGCAAACCTAGCTCACGAGCATCAATCTCCCACGTGTCACAGAAATCTTGCACCGCATCGTAGTCTCGTACTACCCAATCAGGTTTGTGAAACGGTACTGCTTCTGTTTCTGCTGCTGCGAAACCTAGTGACTTGCGTATATCATCACTCGTAAGTTGTGTACGAGTACCGCCAGACACACTACACCCTGCCTTGTAACAATTCCAAACGAGTTGTCCCATGTTATTAGTACAAGTGAATGTCTTTAGACCATTACATACCGGGCAGTTGGTACGTCTAGTCTCACCACTAGATAGATCCATATCACTTACATGTTCTTTTATACTAATCATAAGATACTCTTTCTGTGTTGCTCGTTACCACTCGATTATATGCTTACGTTTCTCTGTGTCAAGGCACTATTTGCACTTTCGTATGTATTTTTCATGTACGGTTTCACAGATGCAACATGTGTGTGCCCCGTTACTGACATGATTTGGGGTAGTGGTACACCCTTATCAACCATTTGTGTTACACCAGTTCTGCGAATGTCCATCATACGTAATTCATCTGATAACCCCGCCTCTCGCATTACCTTTCGTCCAACCTTGGACAGTCTCTCCATTGCATACGGATTGTACGAACCTTCGACAGGCTGTGGATGTGGGGCAACCCATTGTTGAAATCCAAAGTCTTTCTTCTGTTGCTCAAGCATGTAGACAAGATTGTCACTGATGGGTAGGTATACTTCAGCCCTACGTTTACTTTGCCGTAAGTATAGCTGCTTGTTCTCAAAGTCTATGCTATCCCACTGAAGGTTTCGCATGTCGCCTAACCGTTGACACCACTCGTATGCCATGTGTACAATCAACCCTGTGTTACGATACACAAACTTTGAGTAGGCCACATCTAAAAACTTAGTCACTTCCCCATGTGTCCATATCACTTTACGTTGTGCAACTTGTTTGCGTTTGATCTTTGCGAATGGGTTCTGGTCAACCTGCTCCATCTGGATGGCGTAGTTAAACACCCTACTACCTGATGTTGCCACATGATTTGCAAAGCTCACACCACTGATAACCCACTCTTCGTACACCCTCTTGGCAACCTTAGAGGTAACATTCTTGTACTTGTAGTGCCCAATGGATCTGCTCAATACATCCAAGCAATATCTGTAATCCTGCTTAGTAGTCCTACGTAACATATTGAAATCATTAGATTGATAGTAGTATTCAATCAAGTCAGTCACCTTGCTGCTAGGTCTGATCACTAGAATTTTTGACTGTTCCTCACGGTATGCATCAATCATATGATTAAGCTTACGTGATAAGAACCTAACTTCTTTGTGATCATTGCCCAACTCAACCCGTTCCACAACCCCTGCATCTATCAGGGGCTGCGGTGGATTGAAACGGTACGTGATGTCACCAGAAGATGACACCCGTTTTTGTACGTATCGTGGCAGGGTTCTCATTATGCTGCTTCCAATGTAATGAACCGATCATCACTGACCCACTTGCTTACCTCTTGCTCACGTGACCACATGCTGACAGCTTGTGTGTCCTTACCTGTTGACTTGAGGTTGAACCCGTTGCGTTCATCAGCATACGATGCGTAGTTAGTCATAGCACTGTACAATGCGAACTTGTTGTTGCCACGGGTTGCAGCTTCCTGCATGTACAAGCTATACATCTTTTCTGATTTACGTTTAGATCCTAACATGTCATCCAGCAAAGAACGTATGTCAACGAACTTGAGGCTAGTCTGTGCCCACACCTGCATCTGTTGTGCCTGTGTGTAGAAGTCAGTACGAGCACGGTTAAGCTCATAGATGAAGCTTTCCATAGAGAAGTTGGCAGTATTCTTCTTGCGTACCTTATCGTGATCTCCTGTGATCATGCCATTGGTACAGAAGAAATCAATAGCACCAAAGAATACTTGATTACTACATGATCCATCAATACCGTGAAGGCTGATGATACGATTGCCGATCTCTGTACTGAACTTGTCTGTGCTGATGTCCATCGTCACGTTAGGCAACGTGATGTCGAGCATAGCCCATGCCCCGCCACGGGCAGATCGGAATGTGTACTTGGCATCTTGCATGTCAGCATCACTGAGGGTTTCTGTTGCTGTGTCTACAACTCCCCGAAAGAAGTCTCCATGAGATGCACATGTGAATGATTTACCAACGATGCCAAGAGGTTGGCCTGTTGTTTGGTTGATAACATACTTCTTGTCATGCACACGAGTGTCCTCGAAGTCTACTGCGAAGTCTAGGTATTCTGGAATATCGAATGGCATTTTACTCTCCTTTGGTTGGTGGTGTGGCAACTGTACCATAGTTATATAGTACCTGTCCACCCCTATACTAGTAATGATAAGCTATTTATAAAACATGTGTGACCCAATCTCCACAGTTTTTGTGAAGGAATCAACCCAGTATGGGTTCACGTATCTTGCATGGTAGTGTGTTGCACCTTCCGTTATGTCGGGGATGTACCCCATCATGACATCATTGGCAACTAGCACCGCCCTAGCCCATGCTACAGTGTCAGTGGGGGTGTCCGACTTACCATCACAGTACCATGAGAACTGGCAGTTTTGCTTGCCTTTGGTGTAACCCTGTTCTACAACTGAGCAAACATCATTGGGCCACTTACTGTCTGCCACCCTGTTGAGTGTGACATTCGCCACCGCCACTTGACCCTTTAGGTTTTCACTACGGGACTCATGGTAAACATTCAAAGCCATGCACATCAATGCTGCACTAATCATTTGTTATCTTCCTTCTGAGGTTTAGGGATTGGATGACCCGACCAATCGTCGCACGGATCATCTTCTTTGCCTTCACTGAGTTTTGAGTGGTGCTGGGTGAATGTACCCATACTTTGTATACTCCTTATGTACATACTCTGCACAGTCGATAAATTCTATTGTAGAATCAGGGTGATCGTGTATAGCCATGTGAATTGCAAACTCTGTTGCTGTATTCCAGTTCTCAACTGCTGGGTATGTATCGTCTAGTGATACAACAGATTTTATACCGTCAATTTCTAGGGTTACTTCGTATGCCATTACAGCCATGTCAGTATCCTAACCTGCAAAGTGTGATAGTTTACGTGGCTTCGTACCATTACCAAAGAAGTATACGGTACGTTTACCAAAGTGGTAGGCATTGGATGACGCCATCTTCTGACGTTTGAACCATCCACGTGACATGTTCTTACGTTTACGGATCAAACCCTTTTTACCGAACAGGTTGAAACGAAAGCCTTGTGACCCATCATCCAATGGTTTTGTTGCTACAATTACAAACATTTTAGTCTCCTTTTTTGAGGGCATCTGCCACTCTTACACATATTTCTTTTTGGCTGCATATGATGACAACCTTTCCGTCATCACCATACACAACCCACTTGTCTTTACGCAACACTAAGGTCACGAAGTTTGTCCTCGACTACAGCCAATTGCATACGCAGATTACGTTGCTCAATGAGCAATTTAGATTTACCTGTCTGCTTCCTGCCGACAATGCCCATGCGTTGCAGCAGTTGGTATCTGTAGACTACACGATTGCAAAGCTCGTTGGTATCATCCGCCATCTGTTGAATGGTTTTAGACTTCCAATTCGTGGCAATGTAGTCATCCAACTGGGCATAGTTGTAGGTGTACTTGGAAGCACGACTCAGGTGGAATGTGTGTTCTTTGTACAACTCTGGGTTAGTTGCTTTAACTACGGGGCGAACGATTTGTGTTGGGTTAGTCATGGGATAGCTCCTTAAGCTGCTGTTAATTCTAAGGTTAGGTCTAGGCTATGCCAGCCTATTGGCATACATACATGAGCATAGCCAGTTGTCAAGTCCATAAGTATATCACCTACAGACATGCTGTATCGGTCACGGATGTTGGCTGTCTTGATAGTGCCATCGCCATATCCATTGCCTTCATCAAAGATGGCCTCAAACGGTGTGCGTTCTCGTGCTTCTACGTCCTGCATGATCATGGTAGGTTGGTACATATTGTGATGTAAACCATCATGCACTGCATCTTCTACGTTATCACGTGTTGGCATACCCAATGCAAAGTATGCTTTGGCATATACAGATGTCGGCATACTGTTGATGCGATCACTGTCTACATTTGTCTTTTGATAAATCATATACACAGACATATTTAGGCTACCTTTTTACTTTTGTAATCTGTTACACCACGTTTCATTTTCATTTTCATTGAACGGGCTTCATCACGATCACGTTTCCAATCATCATTGTATTTAGACTGTCCAACGTTGGACGGTTTTCGTTTAGTCGTTTTGATGAAATTTTTCATCTCGTATTGCATCGTACTTCTCCTGTTTGCGATTACGTTTAGCTTTGCTACCTTTCTTAGGCGGCACTACCTGTGGGGCTTTGCGTTCTTGCAGCATAGCCTTAGCCACAGGATTTACAATCCCCACAGATACTTTTTTAACCATGTTCAAATCCATATGTTACACACTCTACATGATACCTAGACACTACGTCACCAGTATCCAAGGCACGGTTGGCACGATTGCCAGCTACATACTCACACCACGAGTTCCACCAGTATTCACTGCCCTCAACTTGTGTCAGCTCAACATACTGTTCAACCTTCTTGCGAACTGTGGCAGGTTTCATGGTGGCAGGTGGAGACTTCACAAGGTTAGGTGATATACCTAGTCTCTTGATATTGTGGCTGTCGATACAGGCTACGTTGAACCCAAGGCATTGGGCAAGGAATGCAGCTTTGACCATGCCAAGGTTAGGGACAGCCATGAATAGCTGTATGACATCGGCGCAAGCCTCAACACTTTCATAACCTTTGGTGTCGGCAATGTGATACAGCTTACCATATAGGTATTCAGCATTGTCTACTAGGTATTCGTAACCATCAGCCTTCTTGCCCCATAGGCAATCCGCATTGTAGCCATCACGTTCTACTTTGACCATGCCACCTTTGACAGTGGACAGGCCAGCTTGGATCGTAAGCAATACGAATAGGCCAGTGTTTACCAAAGCATCTGGGCCACGCCATTTTACGAAAGCTTTGATCTCATTTACATCACGTTGATACATTTTATGTATCCTTTCAAAAGTGTCCAACATTGGACGGTTTCAATTAGGCAAACGCCTCATTCCATTCGGCAGGTGTAATACCCGTCATCAAGAACTCACGTTCTTCGGCTGACAATTGTGGCATAGCATCTTGAATAAGCTCACCAGCTTTCCAAGCATCATACTGCTGCCTAGTGAATGTCATAGACATTGTGTTTTCTTCACCTGACATCATGGATATTTTACTTACATGAACTGTATTTCCTCTGGTGAGGACTGTGTCATAATCTTTTGTCCAGATCATTTGCATTGTAACTTCCTTTTAAAGTGTCCAACATTGGACGGTTTCAATCAGTGTTAGTATTAAACATATGTTATATAACACTTTCACTAAAGTATCAGTGTTATATAACTATGTAA